ACACAGGTATCATTCCGTTCCTTAAAAAGTTTGAAGCAACAGTAAGATGTTGTACACAGAATGGTGTACGTGGCGGTAGTGCTACTACACACTTCCCGTTTTGGCATCAAGAGATTGAAGACATCCTTGTACTAAAGAACAACAAAGGCACAGAAGATAACCGTGTGCGTAAGCTAGACTATTCAATCCAACTTAACAAGACTATGTACGAAAGATTATTATCTCAGGGAAACATTACTCTTTTCTCGCCACATGATGTACCAGGTTTGTACGAAGCATATTTTGGTGACCCTGACGAGTTCCAAGAGCTTTACGAAAAATACGAACGTGCTACAAGTATCAAGAAAAAAACTGTACCAGCAATGGAGTTATTCTCAGCACTGATCAAAGAACGTGCTGAAACAGGACGTATCTACATTATGAACGTAGACCATTGTAACACACATAGTTCATTCAAGGACACAGTTTATATGAGTAACCTGTGTCAAGAAATTACACTACCAACCAAGCCACTTAATCATATCGACGATCCAGAAGGTGAAATTGCTCTATGTATTCTAAGTGCTATTAATGTTGGTGTGATCAAAGACCTAAGCGACTTAGAAGATTTGTGTGACTTGGCAGTGAGAGCATTAGAAGAAATTATTGATTACCAACGCTATCCAATCAAAGCCGCAGAGATCAGTACAAAAGCAAGACGTTCATTAGGTGTAGGTTATATCGGACTAGCACATTATCTTGCTAAAAATCATGTACAATATTCAGATCCTAAGGCATGGAAACTTGTACACGATCTATCAGAAGCATTCCAATATTATTTGCTAAAGGCATCTAATGGTCTTGCTAAAGAACGTGGAGCATGTGATTATTTTGATCGCACTAAATATAGTGACGGCATACTTCCTATTGATACGTACAAAAAAGAAGTAGACGAACTAGGAGAATTTAAATTAAATTATGATTGGGATGCTCTTAGGAATGACATCAAGGAACATGGATTGCGGCACTCAACGCTGTCCGCACAAATGCCATCAGAGAGCAGTTCCGTTGTGTCGAACGCAACAAACGGAATTGAACCACCTAGAGGATACTTGTCCGTTAAGAAGTCAAAGAAAGGGCCTCTTAAGCAAGTTGTTCCACAGTTTCAGACACTAAAGAATCACTATACACTGTTATGGGAAATGCCTAACAACGAAGGTTACATTAATGTTGTAGCAGTTATGCAAAAGTTCTTTGATCAAGCTATTAGTGGTAACTGGAGTTATAACCCTACACACTTTGATAATAATGAAGTGCCGATGAGTGTTATGATGCGTGATTTACTCAATACATATAAGTATGGATGGAAAACTTCTTATTATCAAAATACATATGATTATAAGACGGATGGAGAAGAAGTAGCAGAGACTCCACAGGTAGAACTAGCACCATCGCAAGTGGATGATGAGGAAGCGTGTGAGGCGTGTGCTATTTAGGGGTTGACTTTACAGTTAACCTAGTGTATAGTATAAAAGACATTAGAGGAAAACGGAAACAATGGCAAAAACAGTATTCAATCAAGAAAAAGTAGACTTTACAAAGAGCACCATGTTCTTTGGACCGGATCAAAACACACAAAGATATGATGTGTTCAAATTCCCAGAACTAGATAAACTTAACCAAACAATGCTTGGTTACTTTTGGAGGCCAGAGGAAGTAAGTCTACAGAAAGACCGTGCTGACTTTGCTAATTTTAGACCAGAGCAAAAACATATCTTTACTGCTAACTTAAAATATCAAACACTACTTGACAGTGTTCAAGGACGGGGTCCTAGTCTAGCATTTTTACCTTACGTATCTATTCCTGAACTGGAAGGATGTATTGTTACTTGGGACTTCTTTGAAACAATTCATTCACGTTCATATACACACATTATGAAAAATGTATATCCTGATCCAAGCGAAGTATTTGATACTATTCTTGATGATAAGGAAATTTTAAAAAGAGCTACCGCAGTTACTAAGAATTACGATGCGTTTACTGACGCGGCTGATGCTTGGTTCCATCACGGTAAGGGTAGTTTGTATGATGTAAAGAAAAAACTTTTCCTTGCTATGATGAATGTTAATATCCTTGAAGGACTAAGATTTTATGTGTCCTTTGCGTGTACATTTTCTTTTGCTGAATCTAAAATGATGGAAGGGTCTGCTAAGATTATTTCACTTATTGCTAGAGATGAAGCAACACACTTGAATTTATCAACACATGTTTTAAAGAATTGGATCAAAGGCAAAGACGATCCAGACTTTACTAAGATTGCTACAGAATGTGAAGACGAAATACTTGACATGTGGCGTGAATGTGTTAATGAAGAAAAAGCATGGGCCGACTATCTATTCAAAGATGGAGCAATCATTGGATTGAATTCCGAATTGCTACACCAGTATGTGGAGTTCATTGCTAATAAACGACTAAAGGCACTAGGCTATAAGACCTTGTATGATCGTCCGCTTAACAATAATCCACTACCGTGGACACAACATTGGTTAAGCTCGTCAGGACTACAAGTTGCTCCGCAAGAAACTGAAGTAGAGTCTTATATCATCGGTGGAATTAAACAAGACGTAGACGAAGACGTACTCAAAGGTTTTAGTCTATAAACAAGAAGGTAATATTATGAATGAAGTAGAAAATATAGTTTACAGTAAACCACACTGTCCTAGCTGTGTAAAGGCAAAAGCACTCTTAGATAAATTAGGAGTAACCTACACTGTAAAAACTCTAGGAGAGGATATCCAACCTAGTGAACTTATGAAACTTTTCGAAGACAAAGGATTGCCTGCTCCAAGAACTGCTCCACAAGTTTTTCTAAGAGGTAACTATGTAGGAGGTTATGAACAATTAACTTCTTATATTGAAAATACAGGTTTTAATGGAACAGGACACTCATTATAATGATGATAACAAGTAGTTATAAAAACGGTGATACAATCACTTTCAAAACAGTTGCGGGTGAAGAAGTTATTGCTCGTTTAGATACTAAAGAAAAAGATTCAATGAAGGTTAAAAAGCCTATGGCACTTACCTCAGCAAATGGCGGATTAGGTCTTGTACCTTTTACTTTTACAGTAGGTCCAAACGAAACACTAGATGTAAATTTAAACACTATTGTTTTTGTAGCAAAGACTGATGATGCTATGGCAAAACAATACATTGAATCAACAACCGGCATAAAGTTAGCCAATTAAGGAGAAGAAGATGTCAGATACAATCCACGAGCAGATAGTTGCTCAATACGAATCATACCTAGCAGAGAACGAAAAGTTCGAAAGCGGAACAAAAGCGTCAGCGGCTAGAGCTAGAAAAGCTCTAGGCGAAATGGGTAAACTTGCTAAAGCAAAGCGAGCTGAAATCCAAGACAAAAAAAATAATATGTAATAAATAACTGTAGTGGGGGTATTGCCCCCACTATTACTTTAAGAAGGGCAAACATGGCACAACAGGGAAAATTAAAATTTTATAATCACGTTAAGGGCTATGGCTTCATAGGGCGCGAAGATAATCTATCTGATATTTTTGTACACATTTCAGAATTTAAAAAAGCAGGAATAAAGAAAGTTGTACAAGACATGATAGTTGAATACGAACTAGACGATCATAACGGCAAGCCTGTCGCAACTGATATAAAAGCAGTACATACTCCAGAATAATTCAAACAATGCGGAAGTAATAAATTGAACGTAAATCAAGGTGATAAAGCAGTAATTATATTTTCAATTAATCCTAGTAATGTAGGACGCATAGTTAACGTATCAGAATATATTGGTAAATTTAAAGAACAAGAACAATTCAAAGCATTTGGTATGACTTGTACTTGTCTCGTTCATGATCATTACTGGTGGATCGAAGCAGAAGATCTAACTATTAACCTTGGTCCTAGTCCAAAGGCATATATTGCTGACAGCTGGCTACGAAAAATTGTAGACCCAGACAAAAAAGTATCAATCAAAACACAAAAAGAACTTGACATGTTTGTATAAAACGTGTTATAAATAAAGTACAATGTTGAAGCAATTCAAACACTGAACTGGACCCGGGGGCGGTACCCGGCGCCTCCACCATAAACACATTCTGCTATGTGTGTAACACAAAGCAACAGGCTGATAAACTGGGAATGTGTTTATGATGGGGGCGAAATAGGATCGACAGGCAGATTAGTAGAAGAGTGGAGTTGTCGGGATGTAAGCGCCGTTACCGCGAACAAAACTACAATTGCAAACGAAAACTTTGCTCTTGCGGCCTAATTAGTTAGGTTACGGGGTTGGCAACTTACCTGGCAACAGAAAAGTTGTTTTTTTAAAAAGGTCGCAATGCGGCCTTTTTTTACGACTACAAAAATAATAAATATGTACATAACCAAGGAGGGTTATGAAACTACACAAAACGTTTGTGGCACATGAGTCACAACCAAAAAAAACGAGTATGGGCGGTACCCATTCAAGAACAAAGTTTAGTAGCATGAATAAAAGTAAGAAGCGTTCTTACAAAAAATATAGAGGACAAGGAAAATAAAATGGCAGAAGACAACACAGGTAAAATGGAAGTATCAGTGCGTATCCTAGGTAACGAGCTAGTAGCACTAAAGATGATTGTAGACGACTTTAAGATTAAATGGTTAATTTACGGAGTAATTACTATTGTTGCTCTTGGATGGGCCGCAAGCAGTTTTGGGCCTGCGTT